ATACTGCTTTCGGAGTTGCTCCAGATACGATTTACTCGGAAATTGCATCAGTATCACCAACCTTTCTGAATGCGGAATTGCCGGACAGATGCCGAAGAATGACCTTTCTTGCCGCCTTGAATTCTGCTCCCACCATTCCCAGACGAATCAGGAAACACCGCATGGTGTACTTGGGATTGTCGGAGGTGTCCGGCTTGCGGTTGATGCGGCTTTGGTTCTTGGCAAATTCGCAGAGCATGGAAATGAAGGTGCAGTAGGCATCTGCATCACCATCCTGTTCGACCGTGAACCACGGGAATTCCACTTTTTCATCCGATGGAATGATGTCCAGCGAATCCGTTTGAAAAGCTGCCTGAAAAAGGGAAGCCTTGTTTTCGCAGATCTGTCGGAGATTGCCCAGTGTATGTTCCGTGAAGAAATCAGCTGGCATCTGCACAGTCAAGCCTTTGGATTCCGGTTCTGATGTGTCTGGAACAACATAGCCCCGATTTGCCAGTTCGGCAAGAAGCCGTTCTGTTTCCTTATGGTCGGCTTGGTCACTGATTTCCAGATCCCCGGACTTGGTAACGGTATAGCATTCCCCGATTTGGTAGGCACAGGTGGGCATGAATTGATAGACTGCCGGAATGCCGATAATCTCACTGATGGCTTTCACCAGTTCCTTTCGATTTTGACTGTGATAAGCAATGGTCATGTGAAAAACTCCTTTCTTTCGGCGTTTTTGCTTTCGCCATGACACATATTAACTCTGTTTCCCACAGATAGCAACTGTGAGATGTGTAGAATGTTTCGGCCGTCATTTGTAACAGATCACAAATCTGCCCAGACGATTCCAGCAAGTACAAAAACAGCAACATTCAGACAGATGCCATTCCCCCAAAGGCGGTACTCTTCTGCATCACGATATGGATCTTGCAGCCATTTCTGTACCATCTTTCGGCTTTTGGGACGGCTCTCCGGTTTTACCGCTTTTCGGTATTCTTCAAAAATAGCTACCCATCGGTCGATTTCTTCTTCTGTGGGATTTTTCGATGCCAGGTCACTGCACCATTGATCCGGAAATCCCTGCAGTCTTGCACATTCCTGCGGTGTCAGTCTGCGAACCGCATAACCGCTGGAAACGATACTGGGGTCTTTGTGATCCCGTGCCAGCAGTGTAGGGGTCGTTTCCCGAAATGCACTGCTGAAATTTCCCGTAGAAGCAGCATACACTGCATGATGGTCAGTAGCATTCAAAGTGAAAGCGACCTCTTTGTTGACACCGCCGCCCTGTGGTCCGTTTTGGTCAGACCGACCGATCATTGAGCCCTGCAAAGCATAACTTTCCAGCACAGCAATACCGCCTTGGTTTTTTGCTGGTGACTGGTCGCTGGTGTCCAAAGTACGGGCAGTGTCTGCCTCATAAATGCCGCTGTGCGGATTACCGGAAAGCATGGCATTGCTGGAAAAGGAACTGATGCCGTATGCTTTCGGCTGAAATACAGTCTGGTCATTGTTGCAGGACAGCGTAGCAGATTTGTTTTCCTGTATCAGACTGCCTTTTCCACCGCCGGCTTTTCCGCAGCGAATCTTCAATGTTTTCGGTGTATCCATCAACAGCGGAACATTTCCGCCGCCGGTTCCGCATCTGGAAGTCAGTGTCTGTACTTTTCCGTTCTCAGAGATCTGAAGCCGGCTGTCAGCAGGATGATTTTCCAGTACACAAGGCGGATGATGGGCTTCTGCACGAAGGGTGGCAGTGCGTTCTTTCAGAATGTCTATGCGTTCTCCGCCCTGGTCACACAAGCACAAGCCTGCCGTTCCAAAGCTGTCCGCAGCACTTCCGGCAGTTCTTTGCCACGCACGGAGGCTCTCCGCAGAATACCCTGACAAGCCTTCGGACTCAAATAGTATTTTTCCGGCACTTGTTCCGTCAAAATCTGCGACAAGAAAGATCCGTTTTCTTCGCTGGGGAAGATTCCCCCACGGGGTGGGGGAAATGTCAGCTTTAGCTGACAAAGGGGGACGGCACGGTTCGTGTACACCAGTATTGTGCATCAAGAACTCGCCATGCAAGGGAATAGGATTCTGCCAGAATCTCTCCGGCTTTTGTCCATTTTCCCGCAGGTCGAGGAATTGAAATGCTGCTGTCTTTGACCGAACAGATGGCTTCGAGGACACAGCGGAAATCTTCTCCGCCGTTGGAGGAAAATGCTCCGGGGACGTTTTCCCAGACGATGTATCTTGGATATTTGCCATTGCTTGCACACCTCATTTCTCGGATGATACGGATTGCTTCGTGAAACAGAGAAGAACGGCTGCCGTTCAGACCGGTTCGTTTTTCGGCGATGCTCATATCCTGGCATGGACTGCCAAAGGTGATGATGTCCACAGGCGGCAGCTTTGCACCATGCAGTCCGCTGATATTGCCGAAGTGTTGCACCTGCGGCAGTCGTTTTTCTGTCACACGAATGGCAAACGGTTCAATTTCAGAAGACCAGATAGGCACAATGCCTGCCAGCAGTCCGGCAAGCGGAAAACCGCCGCTACCGTCAAAGAGGCTGCCAAGAGTGAGCGATCTATTCATTAGTCACCTCCAGATTATTTCCTGCTTTATCGCATGATAAAAGAAACGCCCTGCATACTGATAATTCTGCAAAGCGTTTACATTTCTCTATAACTTTACTTCGTATCCATATTGGTGCGGCAGGAACGTTGTTATATCTTCCATATTCGCCAAACATACACTCCATACCAACATTTCTTGCCTGAACTGCCTCTTGAAATGTATCGTAGTATCCAAGATGAATATCCAGCTGACTGATTTTGATTCTTGCACGATATTTCTTTCTGGGTGGATAATAACTTACTCCGCTTACACCCGATGTGTTATTTTTTTGAAGCGGTTGATTTATTTGATTTTGCTGATGTGTACAGAAACGGACATTACATCTTCGATTATCCAATGTATCAAGATTGATATGATCCAGCTCCATTCCTTTTCTTGTACTAAAAAGCACTTGATGCAGCGGTCGACCATGGCAGTCAACGATATATATTTGCCTACCTTTTCTGCTTTTATAAGAGACATACCATTTGATATCTTTTATTCTACTGAATAAATCAGCATCAAACATGAATATCGTCCCATCGGAAAGATGACCATAGCCAATTATACCATCATCAGAAAATGTGTAATTCACATTGCCGATATCACTCACGTCCTCTCTGAGCGTCATTCACATTGCTGTCTTGAATATTCAGTTCGTCTGCTGAAAACTCATGTACTTCTGAACACGGGTACTTTACTCCGTTGCGCAGAACATACACGCCATCAGCTGAACCAACAGCAGCAATGTATCTTCTGATGATCGCTGATGCATATTTGGGATCAAGTTCTTGTGTGTAACAGATTCTGTTGGTCTGTTCTGATGCAATGAGTGTAGAACCGCTGCCGCCGAAAAGATCAAGAATGATTCCGTTTTCCTGTGATGACATACGAATCGGATATGCAATCAATGGAAGAGTTTTCATTGTAGGATGTAGCTTTGACTTTTTCGGCCTGTCAAATTCCCATACAGTAGTCTGCTTGCGGTCACCGTAGAATTTGTGCTTTGCAGTATCCTTGAAAGCATAAATTACTGGTTCGTGCCGCATTTGGAAATCCATTCTGCCGATAACAAGCGTATCTTTTACCCAGATACAAGTTGTAGAATAGTGGAATCCCGCATTAACTGTTGCTTTATAAAAATTACATTTTTCTGCATCTGAATGGAAACAGTAAAATGCTCCGCCGTCTGCGAGAGATGTATATGCGTTTTTGAACGCGTCCAAGAGGAACTGATAGAACTTCTCACTGTCAGACCATTTGTCATTCATAATTGTCATACCTGTACCGCCGGAATATGCACAATTATACGGAGGATCTGTAATACAGGCATTTGCTTTCTGACCGTCCATCAGCAAGGCAACTTCATCAGGTTTGGTGGAATCTCCGCAGCGAAGTCTGTGTCTGCCGAGAAGCCAGATGTCACCATTTTCAACAAATGGTTCAAACTCTGCCGCCTTATCTACATCAAAATCATCATCTTTTACATCTTCATCTGATGCAAATAAGTTCGCAAGTTCCTTTTCATCAAATCCGGTCATGGAAAGGTCGAATCCGAGTTCCTGCAACTCCTGCATTTCAACGGACAGCAGTTCTTCGTCCCAGCCGGCATCCAATGCCATCCGGTTGTCAGCAAGAATATACGCTTTCTTCTGTGCTTCCGTCAGATGGTCGGCATACACACATGGCACTTCTGCAATGCCTTCTTCCTTTGCCGCCATAATGCGTCCATGTCCAGCCAGCACATTGTATTCCCGGTCGATAATGACCGGATTCACAAAGCCAAACTCACGCAGAGAGGAACGAAGCTTCAGGATCTGTTCCTTGTTGTGCGTTCTGGCATTATTCGCATAGGGTACTAACTTGTTGATGTCAACAAGCTGAAATTCTGTAGTTGTGGTCATGCTCCATTCCTCCGCTTCAAAACTTTCTGTAAGCCTTTTCTGGCATCCAGTACTTTTCCACTGACCGCCAGGTCTCGGCTGTCGCCTCGGTCGGTGCTTCTCGCTTTGCGAGAGGTTGCCACTGGCAACCCGCACCCCTTGAGCGTGCGGTATTGCTGTTTGGTCATCTTTTGGCGATTGGCTTTCAGATCTCGCCAGAATTGAGTATCTTCTTTCATACTGCCTCACTTTCTGCTGCTCAGAAGCTGTTCCATCAAATCATCCTGTGGCGTACCGTCAAATTTGGTCGTGCAGTTCTGTTTCACAATATCGAAAATCTCATACCAGAGCAAATTTGCCTGTTTCTGAAATGTCTGGCTCATCTGCACAAACGGAGAGGCAATAACGCCGCCGGTGGTCGGGTGTTTTCCCAGCAGTCCATAGGTACTAAGGGCTTCTTCACACTGTACAAATCGAGCAAATGCCTGCGAGTAGCTTTCCAGCAGCCGTTTGTTGACGTGCTTTTCACAGCCACGCTGTTTCAGCCAGAGCCACGTTTCTTTGTATACAATGTCCGCTCCCAGCGGTTTTCCGTTCTTCTGCTGGGCAGACAAGTATGCACTGGGGCTTGGCATATCCGCACCGGTCAAATCAGCGGCATCGTCCAGATCAGCTGCGTCCAATTCCGGAGCATGAAATTCCATAATATCTGCTTCCTTGCCCTCTGCGATCTTGTCAGAGAGAGCCTTCGGCTTATCACCTGCACGAACTCGTCTGCCGCCTCTTCTTGTACCGTCCTTTGCCATCTGATTTCACCTGCCTTTGAGAGAAAAACAGCCGAAACTGCGTAGGTTTCGGCTTGCTTGCATATTTTCGGGGTTAATCCCCCGTTTGAACCTTGGTTTTTGTGCGTGAGAGGGAACGCCGGTCTGTAAAAAATTCACAATTAGCGATTTTTATCCCCCCCACCGGAAGCATTTCAGACACAATCAATACCGATAGACGGGATTTCGGTCTTCCGTCCATGTCTTGCGGTCGTGGCAGGGCTTGCATAACGCCTGCCAGTTGCTTTCGTCCCACATCAGATGTGGATCACCACGGTGAGGAATGATATGATCGACCACGGCCGCTGCCGTGAATCGTCCCTGTGCTTTGCACCACACACACAAGGGATGCCGGCGGAGGTACGCTTTGCTGAGCCTCTGCCACCTGCTTCCGTAGCCACGCTTGGCGGCAGACGGTCGGTCTGGGTGCAAGAGCTGATGCTCCGCACAATACAAACCGTTTGTCAAGTTGGGACAGCCGGGATGCTTGCATGGTTTCAGTGCCTTCCTCGGCATAAGGTTCACCTCCGGATACAAAAAGCCGCCTCGGATGATTCCATGGCGGCTCTCATTTTATTCTTTGCTATGGTACAGTATAGCATACCATAAAGCTCTTATCAAGTCTTATGAACTCTGATGAACTCTTAACTTTTCGAGTGCTTTATTGTGGAGATAGTAAATATGCTGTACGCTATAGTCTAATTCACTTGCCACCACTTTCCATGGCTTAAACTCCAGATACCGTTTTGTAAGAAGATCACGGGCATCTGCATCTGTGACCTTCTGAATCTGTTTCCGCATTTCATGCATCAAATGTTGAAGTTCCATTTTGGTTTCTTCGATTTCTTCTTCCAATGACAAAATTTTTTCTACAGCAATTTCCATCTTGTGTGGTTCTGGAGAAACTGTTTTAGGGGAATCTCCACCTTTTCCACCCATGCCCTCAGCAGATTGTCGTATGCAATTGATCTCATGCTCTTTCCGAAAGATTCGGTGTCGGAGGCGTTCTGCCTCTTCCATGTATGCTTTTGGATTCATGCATTTTCCTCCCTCACAATTTCAGCACGCACAGCAGTCATCAAAGCGGTCTGGGTTTGTTCTTTCTGGGTCAGGGCTTTCAGGATGCGTTCGTCAATCGTTCCTTTCGTGATGAGATGTTGAATGACGACCGTTTCGGACTGCTGCCCCTGCCGCCACAGTCTGGCGTTGGTCTGCTGGTAGAGTTCCAGACTCCAGGTCAGTCCGAACCAAATCAGGTGAGAACCGCCTGCCTGCAAGTTCAAGCCGTGCCCGGCAGCGGCTGGGTGCAGCAGACCAACTTGCAGCTTTCCGGCATTCCAGTTCCGGATACTGTCGGAAGACTGGATTTCCTGATAGGAAACCTTCAGCTTTCGCAGTCGCTCTTGAATCCGCTCCAAATCATGCTTGAACCAATATGCCACCAGAACGGGCTTGCCGTTGGCTGCCTCTATCAAGTCTTCCAGTGCGTCCAGCTTTCGGTTGTGAATGGGAATCACCGCTCCGGTGTCGTCATACACTGCTCCATTCGCCAGCTGGGAAAGTTTGTTGGATAGACTTGCAGCGTTGGCGGCGGTAATCTCAGTGTCCTGCATCTCCAGAATCAATTCAGACTTGAACCGTTTGTAGGTTTCTTGCTCCGTGTCGGACAGCTGCACGGGATATTCGTTGGAAAGCAGTTCGGGCATGTGCAGGTGGTCGATGGCTTTCATCGAAACCGTGATGTCCGATATTTTCTCATAAATCTGCTGCTCTGCATCGGGCAAGGGCTTGTAGGAATACACGAGATAGCCGTTTTGCTTGTCGGGCTTGAAGTATTCGTTCCGATACTGCCCAATGAATCTGCCGAGCCGCTGCCCCATATCTAGCAGACGAAATTCCGCAAACAAATCCATCAAGCCGTTGCTGGCAGGCGTTCCGGTCAGCCCCACGATGCGTTTCACATTCGGTCGAACTTTCATCAGGGCTTTGAAGCGTTTGCTCTGGTGGCTCTTGAAGCTCGACAGTTCGTCAATCACCACCATGTCGTAATCAAACTTCGTGTTGTTGACGAGCCAGTCCACATTTTCCCGGTTGATGATGTAGAGGTCTGCAGGAGCGTTCAAGGCGGCAAGGCGTTCTTCCTCTGTGCCGACCGCTACGCTGTATCGCAAATCCTTGAGGTGCTCCCACTTTTCAATCTCCGCCGCCCACGTATCCCGTGCAACTCGCAACGGTGCAATAATCAAAACTTTTCTGACCGCAAACAGGTCAAACATCAAATTGTGGATTGCAGTCAGGGTTGTAATCGTCTTACCAAGTCCCATATCCAGAAAGAGTGCTGCGATTGGATGTTCCTCAATGAATTGAACAGCATATTTCTGATAATCATGCAGTTCCATCGCTTTTCACCTCCAAGATGATTTTTTCGATGTCCTCACAAGCATCCAAGACGTAAACCAGAAAACCCAATCGCCTCAGAAGTTTATGCCGGGAAAGTTGAAGCGGTCTGGGTTTCTCTCCGGGTGCTTTCACTTCCACAAATGCAATTCTACCGCCGGGCATCAATACGATGCGGTCTGGAACGCCTGCCGTTCCGGGAGACGTGAATTTCCAACACACACCGCCATTTTGCTTTACTGCCTTTGTGAGTTTTTCTTCAATTATTTTTTCTCGCATGGATTCTCCCTGTTTTTCGAGAAAATGGAGGTCATAGGAAGTCAAATACAAACCTTATATATAGAGAAAAATTTTACTTTTTTTCTCGCCTGCGTAAAGTCTGTATATGAGTTCCTATGACTTCCACTTTCCCTATATTTCGGTGTTTTTTGACCTTAAAAGTGGAAGTCGATTTTATAAAGTGGAAGTCAAAAACATACTTTTAGTCAAGAAAATCGAATTTGATGCAAAGTCCCATAATCACATTACACTGTGTTGTTCTCTTACGTTTGTACCCAGCCTGTTCCAAAGCAGAATAGAAATCTGATGTGCTGCGAACAAACTCACCATTTTCAAGACAGTATTCACGATAGTGCCGATATAGTTCTCCGGACTTTTCCTGATAGCTTTTATCCACTTCACAACACTCATTGATGAAATTGCCAAGCCAGTCATTGCCTTCCCGATAGGCTCCAATTGCATCAAGAACACACTGCGGTCTGTTGATCTGATAGTTTGCCGCAATGACCTTTCTTGCACCTTCAATCAGCCAGGAAAGCACCGCACCGCCAGCGTGATCGACCAAGTGCTGTGTGTAGTTTTTGATGTCCTTAGAGCCTTGAATTTTTGCGTGAAACGGAATGACAATCAATCTTCTCCACGTTCCATCATCCGATGCACCAACCTTTGGAAGATGATTGGTATACAGCACCAAAGTGTGAGAGGGTTCAAAGTGGAACGGTGCTTTGAATTTCTTTTCGGCAAAGATCGGGTCGGTGGAACAAAGCTGCTTGACGACACTGGTATTCAGCCGCATCCCTTCCTGCAATTCTGCCGCAATAATCATTCTTTTGCCCTTAAGTTCCGCCATTTCCGGCTTGACATTACGCTTGCAATTGACGGTCAGTGCATCTGCTGAAATGTTGCCACTGTAACTGCCGAGAACCTTGTAAATGACATTCCAGAACGTACTCTTGCCGTTACGTCCGTCACCGTAGGCAATAATCATCGCCTCCAAATACACCTTGCCCACAATACAAAGTCCGCAAATCATCTGCACATAATCAATCAAACTCTGGTCGCCGCAGAAGAACAGCTGTAAGGCATTCTCCCACAAATCCTTACCAGCATCACTTGGAACAACCGCCGTCACTTTCGTTAAGAGGTCGGCAGGATCTGTAGGCTTCCAGCCATTCAATCCTTCGGGCAGATAGTAAGTTCCACCCGGAGTATTTAAGAGCATTGGATTGCTGTCGAGGGCTTCGGGATTGTGGAGAACCAGCGGCTTTGCAGCATCCAGTGCATTGGTCATACTGCGAACATGACGATATTTCATGACAAATGCCTTGAAAGCGGCATAGTACTGATACTCCTTGTATGCGGCGGTCTGTTCTTCGTCCAGACTGTCCTGAAACTTTTTGCCGCCGTTGATTGCTGCATCTCTTGCAACACCAAGGCTTTCCAGTTTCAAAAGTGACGCTTCCACCTGCTTTTCCGCCCCTGCCAGCTGTACGTCCGTATGTTCGATCATGGCAAGGGTGACGGCGTGTTCTGACTCCTCCCAGTAGGTTCCGTTGTAGCGAAGATAATCGGTCGCAATGGTAAATGCCACCTCATCTGAGAAGCCTTCTACAAATGTGCGAGCCTCTCCAACGTCCGAAAAATCATCGGGAATCAGGGATTGTTTGCCGTATGCTTCAGGAGAAATATATCCTTCCTGCGAGGTTACTTTTTTGCCGAATTTGCAGGCACTGTGCCAGATGGTTTCCAACTCTTCATCTGGCAGCG